TAGAATATTTTCATATAAACTTAAAAGTGCTGGGCCTATGTCCTCCACGAGAGTTTTTTTCATCTTTTCCCAATACTCACTATTCATAAATGCAATAAAGGCTGCGAGTGCGCCACCGATAAGAAGTTTTTTCAAAATACCTTTTAGTCCACCACCAAATGCAGATGCCTTATCTTTTATCGCTTTACCAAAAGAAGATGCAACACCCACAACTCCCCTTTCTACAGACTGAATACCATTTAATAGTGCAGTTTGTAATCTGAAATTTTTACGTTTATCTTCAACTGCTGCGGCTGCATTTTTTACACCAGCTTTTGCACCATCTGCCAACATTTTTAAGGGAGCAAGAATTGTTAGAGCAGGATTATTTTTAAGAATTGTTTCTTTTTGTTCTTGAAGTAATCTTTTAGTTTCCTCACGACCTTGATAGTTTGCCGCAGACGCCTCTGTTCCTTGTGAAATCAGTTCTCGTGTGAGCTCTCTTCCATCTGCAAATGCCTTTTTAGTGACTTCAGTATTTTTTGCCATTGAGAGAGCATCTTCTGCCGCCCTCTTTTTGGATGCGGCAACAAGGGCAGAAAACCCTTCTGTCATGGTTTTAGTCAAACCTTTAAATTCTTTTTCGGTGTTACCCTTGTTGTCATCTTTTGCCATTTTTTTACTTCTTTTTATCTACATATGCGTTTGCACCAAAATAGGCGGCCACAAGAGCTGAGATGGCAACAAAATATGTTGGAGCAATATCACCTATAATTTTTGCAGTGTTTTCGTATCCTAACACTGATGTAATTAAGATGCCTGCTGGATATAACAACATACCCATCAATGCGAACCATGTCATCTTTCTCATAGCATCCCTACGAGCGTCTGCATCTTCTAGTTCTTTACGTTTAAATTCCAAATTCATCTCCATTTCTTCATGCGAAATGTGTCCATCACCATTACTATCAATTTTTTCTACGACCTCTGGATCGACTGTTACTGTTTTCTTCTCTGCCAACATCTCTCTCCTTTATAGTATTTATCTTTTATTCTGGTTATTCATCGCCCGTTGACGTTGTTTTGTTCTTTCATCGTCTAGATGTTGTAACAGCAGAGAAACGTATATCTCCCTCTCCCAAGGCAACATCATTTCAAGTTCGGTTAATGAATATTGATGATGTTGCATTAACTGGAAATTTAACCGATAGTAATTTTCCAGAGAATTATGAGAGAGGGCTACTAAAAAAAATCAGCCATTCCCTGTAATACAACTTCACCGTCCACCCCTGTCTTGGGGTTCTTAACTTTAATCATGTGTTTGACTTTAGGCATAGTATTAAAGAACTCTTGAACTTTATCAAACTGGTCATGTGACATAGATTCAATAAAATCATTCAAATCCTCTTTGTCCATGTCTACCTTTTCATACACATTATTGCTATCATAAACTTGTCTAACACAAGACTTAATAACCTCAAAAGTTGATTCCATTTCATTTTCCAAATCTAATTCTTGTACAGAACTAACTTTTGGATAATCCATAATCAAACCAATTTCGTCAGTCAATCTAATATTGGTATCATGTCCAACTTCTTTATGACACTCAATCTTTGTCAAATCAACCTCTACTGATACTTGTGTAGTATTGTCATCTGGACAAGTTACCATTAGTTTTACTATCTCTCCAACAGACTTTGCTCTTAGATTAATAAAGATATATTCTAAGTCAAAGATTGGTAATTTACTTGCATCGACTTTTTCAAACGTGCAAGATGTAATTACATCTTTAACTGCTCTCATAATATCATCTTGTTTTCCTGTTGATTGTGCTATCATCAGGGCCTTTTCTTCTTTTACAAGAAAAGGACGATATTCAACTTTTTCACCAGTTGAAGGAAGTGTCAATTCAAATTTCGCCGAGGCGAGTTTTGGTAATGCCATTATATTTCTCCTATTGCATTATTAAATTAAAAGGGCCCGGCAGTTGGATCAACTTCTAAACCACCATTTGCCGAAACATTTCTCCCTCTCTGCCTTAGTCTTGCACCAAGGTCTATTGATGGAGCGTATTTTTGATTTAGTACTCTACCACTTCCATCAATATGTGTATGTTCTTTGAAAACAAAATCAACACTGATTTGTCCTACTTCACCACTTTCTTGTGAATACTCTACTGCACCTATTGTTTTGGGATAACAGTCTTGTAATCGTATCCCAGCAGTTCTATCATTGTTTTTGTCTAACTGATAAACATCTATGGTTCTTTTATATTCATCATAATATTCCAAGTTATATGAATCTGGCTTGACAATCATATCCATCCAATTCATAAAGAAGGTTCTTTCAAAGTGTGTTGCCCCTAGATAGAAATTCATTGAGACACTTTCTGCATATGTTAATCCTTGAGCCATTTCGTAAGTCGGCCCATAGACATTTTCATTAGTTACAGTTCTTAGGTTCTTGCCGGGCATAGTCAAATTAACAACTTTGAATGATACAAATCTATCATCTGCAATATTTGGATTTGCCTCAAACGGTGAGATAATCATTACCTCAAACCTGTTTAAGAATGCAGGGCCGCCCTTATCATAGAACTTTGAAATAAATTCTTGTAGTGCCATTATGGTCTCCTAGGCTGATTAACTATTCTTCTAGAATCAGCATATACTTTTGTTTCGCTTGCTCTAACAAATCTTTGTACTGGTAACAAAACTGCCACCATCATTTCTTCTGCATCAATTCTACGAAATGTTCCTCTGACATGATTTGCAAGATATCTCTTCACTGTTGGTTTTACAATCGGATTTCTTTTAATACGATTCCATGTCAAACGAATTCTTGTTGTTTCGTCCATTTTATCATTTGTTGCATATTCTTGTATTATGTTTAGTAACTTTAATCTCATAGGAATTGATAGGTAGTGAAAATTTAACCCAACAAATCCTTCATTTATGTTACCCCCACCAACAGGCTGTATAGGTAACACAAGAGGAAACCTATCATAATATGGTAATACGTTCACATCATTCTTGTACTTTGGATCATACATAAAAAAGTTCATAGTACCCAAAGTTGGGCGCCCAGTTACAAAACCTTCACGCACCAATTGTGCAGAAGGAACGTCACCAAGTTCCTTTACCTTCTGTCGAAACCAACGAACACTACGTTCCTTGCCTCCTGTCTTTTCTAGTACGCTTTCAATTATCTCTGCCATACTAGTATTTATACGTTATCCCAGATGATCTTCTGTAAGAATTTTGAATTCCATATTTCTATCATTGCAAAATTCTATTGCTGCTTCCCACTTTGCTTTGTTCACACCCCATGTACGGACTTCTTGAACAAATCGTGGTGTCTTGCGTTGAGGTTGTTTTGGAGGGCCACATTGTGCTTTTGGTTTTACCTCAATTAGTAGTTTTTTAATCAATCCATCCTTCTGCTTAACTTTAACGTAGAAATCAGGGAAGTAACGATGGCGTCTACCATCAAGGGGAGATACATAGGGTATAATAATCTCTTCACTGCCCCATTCTAGGATAGCATCATTTCTGTCACAATAAACCATGAATTTACGTTCCCAGAGACTCCTATAAATAATATTAGAAGGGTCTCCTTTGTATTTTCGTGGTTTTGATGGAATATATCTTCCTCTGTATGCCATGGCGATATAAATACTTTCACACAATGTATAGGACTATTTAGAATGGCAGTTATACCTACAATCAAAAGAACAAATAGCGGTGCTTCTGGTTCGCCTATGTTGACGTACCCAGAAACACTAGGAACTATGGATAGGCATAAACACTATGTCATGTTTTATATAAATCAGGCGGCCAAATCCAAAATTAATTTTGGGGAAGGTTCATATGATACTAGTCCAAACCCCCCTGGCTCTGTCCGTCCAGAGGCAACAACTCTATCTATAAAAAGAGCACCAACCAAAAGATTATCACAGGCGATTGCATTGTATATGCCTGCAAAACTAGCAGTCGCACATACAGCAAACTACGGCGAACAGGAAATGGGTGCAGTTGTTGCTGGAATTGCATCTACGATTGAAACTCTAAACAGTGGTATGAGTAACGCTGCCATAGCAAAAGAACTTGGTGCCAAGGTAGTAGAAAAGGGTGGAGCCCAACTTGAAAACATGGCACTTGTGGCATTAGACTCTACTATTGCTCCTGGCGCAAAGGCGGCACTTGAAATTAGTAGAGGTACAGTTATGAATAATAGAACAGAGATGGCATTTGAGGGTATTGGTAGAAGAGAGTTTTCTTTTGAATTTAGACTGTTACCAAACAATGCAAAAGAAGCAGAAACAATAGAAAACATTGTAACTGCATTTAGATATCATGCCATGCCAGAAGTAGAAGGTAGTGATTTAAGTGGTAGAACAATGATTACACCTTCAACCTTTGATATCGAATATTTTCCAAACACACACCTTCACAAGATATCCACTTCTGTACTACAAACTGTATCAGTCAGTTATGGTGGAGATCGCCCACAGTTCTTTGATGATGATCATCCTGTAGAAACTCAACTTACACTAGGGTTTAAAGAATTAGAGATTATTACAAAAGAACGTATTCAGGCAGGATTTTAATTATGGCTTATTTTTCTTATTTTCCTAAAGTAGAATATGATGTTCGTGGCACTGGTAATGTTACAGTGATGACTAACCTTACTAAAAGGGTTAGACTTAGAGATTATGTCAAATTGAACTCTGTGAACTATGATTTTTACGATGTAAAGTCTGGTGAAACCCCAGAATATATTGCAAACGAATTTTATGGTGATCCAGAATTACATTGGGTTATTATTATGACAAATAATATTGTAGACTACTATTCACAGTGGCCAATGACAGTTCCAGCATTTGAAGCATTCGTGAAAGAAAAGTATGATGATCCTAATGGTATACATCACTATGAATACACACAAACATCAGGAGATACTACAGAAGTTATAGAACTTCCAAACGAATCTGCAACTACAATTCCTGCTG